GAAACACTATCTAAATATGTAAACGATATAGTGCTCTCCTTATTAAAGTCTATTGAAAAGTAAAAACCTAAATGTAATAATGATTATGAAAACACAAGAACAATTAAAGACAGAGCTATATGCTCCACTACCTGCTGAGGCAATCAAACCTCACCCTACTAAAACATTCCTAAGCACCATCAAGCCTATCTACATTACAGATAGAATGAATGAGGTGTTCGGTATTGGGCAATGGCAGACAAGAACAGAGAACATATTAGTTAATGACAACGGAACCGTAGTTAACAAAGTTGTATTCACAGTACCTGAGTACAATATCTACTACGAGTGCTTCGGTGGTAATGACAATGGTGGCTCAGGCTCCAAAGGTTTTGACCTTGGTGATGCATTCAAGGGTGCAACTACAGATGCCCTTAACAAGATTGCTAGTTACTTAGGTATTGGTATTGATGTGTATCGTGGCAAGCAGTCACACGCAACAAACAATTACTCTAAGCCTGCACCTGCACCTATGCAACCAAGCAAATCTTTTGATGATAGTGCTGAACGCAAAGCAAAGGCTCTCGGAGCTCTTAAGGTTGCAGATAAGGTAGCTACCGTGAAAGGGTTGATAGCTCAACAGAAAGCATTTAAAGGTACTCCTGAAGGAAAAGACTTCCAAAGTGGTGCAAGCCTAGATGATGTAGTTAAGAACAATAGTATTGAATTAGTTGGAGCATTTTATAATTTCGTAAAGTAATGTATTATACCGATGAGAATAAGTTCACGGAGGATGAACGTGAAGCGATGGATGGATTAGCTAGAGTGGTAGCCTTTGTATGTGAGATATCATACGAGGCTATTCGCTCTGCCTCACGCAAGAGACCTGTTACAGATGCTAAGAAGATAGCTTGTAAGTATGCGTATGACAACATACCTAACTCCAAGCTTATTTGTGAGAAGAACTTGGCTTTGTGTTCTTGGTACTTTAAGCAAGACCACGGAACCATTCACTACACCATATCAAAAGCACAAGAGTTGTATGAGACCGAGCCTAACTTTGCAAAGTTATATGATGCTGTTGTTAATATAGTAGATAACCCTGAGTACGAGCCTGACTTTACATACACCGATTTGTATAAAGGTCAGACAGATTGGGAGGGTGTTCGTATGAATATCAATGAAAGGCATTGGGCTAGATACAGATGTATGCCTCAGTATGTTAAGGATGATATTGTATTGCTGTTTAACAAGGGTTATGGTGAGCTCTCCATAGCTAAAAAGGTACAAACTACTTTTGATTTCATTAACTACTTCATCAAGAGAGAGGGCCTGAAGAAAGATAAGATGGCCAAGATAAGAAAGGCTATGAAGAGAAAGAGAGATAAGTTTGGATTCAGTGAACTAGCAGTATACTAGAAACGGTATTTGTGTAAAATGGTTAAGTGCGAGGTAAAAAAGCCTCGCATTTTTTATTATATTAGTCTATGAAATTAAAAGAGTGTAGCATCTGCCACAAGGAAACAATACTATGGAAGGCAAACCCTAAGGCTTGTAAGGAATGTTGGCTTAAATACAAGGCTTCTGAGACACTATCTCAACCGAAGACATACAATGTATCCAAAACGAAACAAAGTCCCGCATATCGCATTAAAAGTGTGTCTACGAAGAAGCTATCTGAATTGAATGATTATAGGGTGGTTAGGGATGGGTATTTAGATACTCATAAGGTTTGTGAGCATCCCGAGTGCAGTAATCCTTCTGAGGACTTGCACCACGCTAAGGGAAGGGTAGGTAGTTTGCTCACCGATGTGAGGTACTTTAGGGCATTGTGTAGGAAATGCCATAGGTGGGTAGAAGAAAACCCCACCGATTCTAAATCAATGGGGTTAAGTTTTAGTAGGCTCGATATAGATTAGTTCCAAAGTTCTTCTAGGACTTTCTCTACATCCTCCTTGAGGTCATCAATGTCAGAGCCTACGTTCCGCTCTAGGATACGGAAGGCATTGTTACTTGCTCCCCGTAGCTTTGCTAGTTTGTCATCTAGCTTACCTGCATCAGCATCTCTGCTCTCCCTCATCTCGAGGACTGCTACCTCTAGGTTATCCTTGAGCAGTTGTGTTAGCACGTAGGATAGTGCTAGGGCTTTCTCTTTAGCGTTCATAGTCCGAAATCTTTTTTAGTAATAATTCTCCTACCTCTAGCCAATAATCGTATCTTCCACTATCTAGGCTATGTAGCAGGGATTCTTCTGCTCTCCCGATGGCATACTCTTTTGCTATTAGTAGCCCTATAACTAGGTGTGAGCCATTGAATATAATCGTATTGAATACCTCTGCTTTCTTGCAGTTTATTGCTTCTAGTTCGTCTGCTTTTTCTTTTGGTGTCATATCATTTTTATTTTTCGTATTCCCACATTAATTCGGTGTAATTATTATCTCTTAAGTTCTCAATAACTTCATCCCAATACTTAACTCTATCCTCACTCTGTGCTTCATCTCTTGCTATAGCTGCACACATCCAAGCGGATGAAATCGCATTTACATAGGTTGAATTTAGGATTCTGAAATCTTTTGCCATTTGCCAAGATTTTTCTTTTGGTGTTAATTTTTTGTTCATATCATTTTCTTAATTAGGTTTACATATTGTTTGTTCTCTGCGTAATTCTCGTGAAGGTATCTAAGGTACGCTCTACGGCTCTTTACTTTGGTGAGTACCTTATCCTGCCAGAGTTTGTAGTCAACTACTGACTGCCTCCAAGAGGTATACTCAGCGTGGTTGTATTGCTCCCCGATAGCAGTAGTGCTACGTTGTCTAGGTAGCTTCATACCGAATAGGTTATGGTTATCTCTAAATACCTTCGAGGTAAAGTGTCCCGTCTCTATCTTGGCTTGAGCCATAACGATATCGGGGTACACTATTCCTACCTCGTTCATTGTCTTTAACATATTAGTCGTGGAGAATGGCATCTCTGCTCTCCGTGTGAAAGAAGCACTGCCTACCTCCAAGGAGATAGACAATGCTATTAGTGTTAGGGTTATACATTTCATTAATACTGCATTTGGTGAACATTCAGTTGCAACTTACTAAAGTCGGCAACCATATCAAAGTTATCCAAGATGTAATTAACATCTACCTCTTCAGTGTACGGGATAACATCGGTGTCTTGTGTGTTTGTGTAGTACACAATGCAACCATCCTGCTCAAACTGAATGCGTACCTCGTACTCATTAGTTAGTTCTATTAGTTTGCTTCTATTGTTTCTCATAATCATTATTTTTTGTTGTTAAAAATTCCGTGAATAATATCTGATAGCATACTTGCAGTAAAACCGAAAGCAAATACGCATACGATAAAAAATAGTGTTTCCATATTACTTATTTGTTAGCATTGAGTTCATATTAAGGAATGAGTGTGACCTATTAGAGGTCATACCCAAGTCCATTCGGTCGTAGTATTCGTTAACAAAGTCCCAAGCCACTCGGCTACTTATATCAGCCACGTACATCAAGGTACGCACGGCTACGGGTCGTTTGCTCTCCGAAGATACCATCTGTCTAAACTGCACTATACTCTTAGCATAGGTGAGCAGTTCATTGTATTGTAACTCGTTCATTTCAAAAGGTCGTTTATCTGCTCATCCATTTCAATATCATTACAAGTTGCTACATACATACCGAAACAAAATGCGGGGTATGTTAGAACGTATAACACATTATCGTATGGTGTTTTCTCTGCGACATACCTCTTGTACTTATTGTAGTCTTCCTTCAGGGATGAGTCTGCTCTTGACATAAAGAAGCTAAACTCATCTTGTATCTGCTCTAGGTTATCTCGTTTCATTGTTATTTGTTTAAGGGTTTAAAAGATTCTAATTAATATATTATTTGAATTGATATTCATATCGTTAAATTGCTCGGCAAATCCTTGCAATGACCATACGAGTCCGTTTTCTTCTGCAATATCTATCCATTGCTCATCGCTTACATTTCCCAAGTTTTCCAATTCGATATTGCTTACATCAATACCATATACTCTGATTTCTTCCATTGTTTTATTTGTTTAAGGGTTAAAAATAAATCAAGGCCTCTAACCTATTCGTATGTTTAATAGTTAACATATAACCTACATTGTTTCATCGCCACTTATGTTATGGTGAAGAATATTAGCTGACAATTTTAACATTGTAGCCCCATTCTTCGTAGGTCTTTATCCAGTATTCTAACTCTGCTATCTCAAAATACTTGTTCCAATCTTCACCACTATGGCTAAATTGTACTACGGGCTTCTGCCATCTGCCGAAGGTACCGAATCTAAAATGTATCTGCTTCATACTATCCGAATATTACCTCTTTTAAAAAAACCGTCTGAAGTATTACATCAGAGGTAACTGCATCGTCTCGCTCCTCTATCATATCTACTAGGTGGCTTAACTCGGTGTTGGCTACACGCTCGTGAACATCTGCTAGAGTGATAATGTTATCCTCTTCGCTCTCAGCATCATATAGGTTCAACTCTCCGCCATCTCTCAGTATCTGCATAAGCACATCCTCGTAACAGATAGATTCATCTGGTTTAAGTGCCTCTAGGTTAGCCACTGCTTGTTCTCTATCTTTTTTCTTTTTCTTGATGTAAAGTCCGTAGCCTTGTACATAGTCTAGTCCGTTGCATAATGCGTTGTAAAAATACTCTTCTGATTCTTGTGGTGTTAAAATGATTTTCATAATTTAAGGTTTTAAAGGGGGTGATTGCTCACCCCCAAGTGATTAATCTTGTTTGTTAAGTTGTTTATCTTCAGCAGTATAATCTATGGCCAACCATATCTGCTCATACGTTGCTTCGTTTGTTAATGCACGATACAATACATCTTGGGCGGTTTCATCATCGCATACAAACTTGTTTTGCACATCTCCTACGCTCCATAGGTTATCTACAAAATAGCCATTCTCTCTTAGTATTGATTTGGCCAATTGAATTTCGGTAAATTTAGTTTCTTGTGGTGTCATATCATTAAGGGTTTAAAGGGGGTGATTTGCTCACCCCCATAGTGATTAAATATAAATTGTCTCCTGCTTTCCGTTATCGTAGTAAGCCTTCTGACCATTGTCTCTAGCTATACGCTCAGCCTCTTCTCGGGTGGTTACCTTGGTAGATACATCTAAGTATAACTCATCGTTCTCTACCCAAGCCCCGATAAAGTAGCGTTGGTTTGTTAGGCCACCGCAGAGGATGTGTGCCTTCTCTTTAATGTAGGATGCAATGTGGTATTGCAAGCCCGTCATCCAATTCTGCTTAAGGATGGTCTCGTGGTCTGCTATGCTCACCATAAAGCCATCGGTAGGGTTAAGTTGTCCGTTCAGTAGGTTGTAACTTCCACCTCCGTTGTTAAGAATTGATTTTCTGAATTGAATTAAGTTACTCATAATTTTAGGTATCGGTTGGCCTATACTCCGAAAGGTTTTAGGGGTTATTTTTTAAGTGATTTGATAAAGATTGTAATTAATAAGCCGTAGAACAATACCACGTTAAGGGCAAAGAATAGGGCTAAAATTGTTTTGATAGTTTCCATCGTGTTAGTTTTTAAAGGTGTTTTTAGGTTTGGTTTGTTTGCTTGGTTGTTTCTCTACTTGCTTTGCTCCCCAATCTATTAGGAAAGCAACGGCTAAGATACTAGTTATTACTACAAATGCAAATTCTGAGATTAAAATAAATTCTTTCATTTTTAAGGGGTTAAGGGTTAATAATTACTCGGCACATAGTGACCAAGACTCTTGTTTGTATAATTCATTTTTAGTTAGACCTAGGTAGCCTAGGATAAAGTTAGCCAACCTCGTGCGGGTGGTTTCCTTTGTGAGGTCATTAGAGCCTATCTGAGACACTAAGTAGCTAGGTGACATACCTAGTACCCGACTGCAAAACTTTGCGTCCTGCCCTAGGTAAAACGCTCTGTACGTGCCATCAGATTTTGTTAAGGTCAATGTCCAAGTGTGACCGAAGCCGTAGCTTCCACGTTCGATTTGAATTGTTGCTTTCATTGTTACTTGTTTAAGGGTTTGATAGTTAGGTTAAGTTTACTCATTCGATGAGATGTTGTTCTATTGAATTGCTCATCGGTATCGTATAGGATACCATTCTCGTAGATGTAGATAGTGCTACCATCTTCTGAGCATAGCACATCTTCTTTGCCGTTAGATAGACTCTCTATCTTTAGTAGCGTTAAGTCTTTGTTCATAATTGTTAAGGGGTTTAAGTTAAGGGGAGCAGTTACGCTCCCCGTGTTAATGATTAAACTAATTGTCTATGGCCTTCTGCATATTCTATTTCGACAATGTGGCCTTCTTGTCTCTTCCACTCTACCCATTCTTTTAGGTCTTGGGCGAATACAAAGTTTCGTTTACTGCCATCATCCTCAATAATCCAAAAAGCACGCTTGCCATAATCTTCATTACCATAGTAATCTTGTCTAAGTTTGTAGTGCTCTTGGTAGTTGTCAATTGTTGTTTCCATTGTTTTAAGGGGTTTTAAGGGTTAAAAAAATAGTGCTATTGTGTTCTGCTCATCGTCTGATACCTCGATGCTTAGGCAGTCCTTAGAAGCTAGGATAAGTTTAGCTACCTCGATAGCATCTTGCCTAGAGTAATTCGTTGCGTGGGTGTATACATCTCCATCGATGTCGGTCACCACAATGTTGTGTACTTTCATAATTGTTAAGGGTTTTGGTTAATGCGCCCGTAGGCGTTTCGGATACTCAATCCTCGTCAGTTAACCTATAGTAATCAGATTCGTAGAATTGTCTGTCCGAATCTTTGGCTTCTGCCTTGCAAGATTTCATCTCAGAGCGAAAGTCGAAAGCTAGGCTTCTAATTCCATACTCTGTTTCATCACCAACAAGCCCCCAATCTTGGGCTTCGGTTTCGTCTAGTGGCTCTATGTCCCAATTGATTAAAAAGTGGTTGAACATAGCTAATGCTTCTTGAAATTGTGTATTTTCCATAATTTTAAGGGTTTGGTTAAGGGGAGCAGTTACGCTCCCCGATTAATTGTTAAAACATTTTAAATAGTAATTTACCATCTTTCCACCACTCGTGTATAAGTGGGTCATCATCTGTACCCAAATATATCTCTACTTGGTCGTATCCTTTTAGAGATAATCTTTCGGCTTCTTTCCTTGCTGATTTTAATACTACTCGATTATACTCCTTATGAACGTACCATTGTCCGTTTGGTACTTCTTCAGCAGATTTTAATCGATAACTAATTGTTAGCTTTTCCATTTTGTTAAGGGTTTTAAGTTAAGGGGTTTAAGTTAATAAATTGATTACGCTGTGTAGCGTAGAACCTACTTGCTGAATCGAACAGCAATACAACCATTGTAGGTTAGGGGCATTAAACTTCACCAGTTAATCTTTTAGACTCTTCTCTGATGGCTGATATTAGTGCCTTTCTAATTATACTAACATTGTACTTCAACTCAGCAAGGCCGTTATCGGCAAACTCATCGGTCTTGGTGATGCAGTATCTCTGCTTCTTAATGTAGTCATACTTGTTAGGCTTAACCGATTCGATGGTCACAAACTTGCCGTTAACTCTAATTGGCTTGATGTCTATAACATATGGCCAAGTGCCACCAGCATAGGTCGTAACGTATATAAACTCATCCGTTGCGATTTTGATTAGGTCGTTAACTTCGTTGATTCTCTCGGCCAAGGCCTTTGGTAATTTGATAGTTTTCATTTTGTAAGGGTTTATCGTTTCGGTGTGTACTGCTCACCTCATCAGTATAGGAACTTACCTATATACGACTAATATGTCAAAGAACGTTTACATCTACTCGTGCAGTCCAGAGGTCGTATACTCGATACCTTTACTGGAAGCGTAGATACTGGTAGCATCTACTCGGACATTTCGAACACCAGTCTTCACTGGGAGCACGCCATCTCGGAGTGCTAATTTCTTTAGTATTTCATTGCTAAGATTCTTAGCATTTTGGGAAGCATCGCACTTCCGACCCCCAAATATGGGAATAAGGTTTTACATACACAATAGCTAGGTGAAAATAATTTTGGCTAAAAATAAAAAATAGCCTCACGATAGTTTAAACGTGGTTTTTCAATGAAAACTTAACAATTTCTTAACATTGGAGTATGCTGAAGCATAGCAGATGTGCAGGGTATTTATAGTGTATATGCACCAATGCTCACCGAATAGTGAACCCTATATACTACTACTAGGATAAGAGAGCAGACAAGGTGCAGGGCGAAGCCTCGGGGGGTAAGGACTAACTACACGGAATACCCACCCACGGGGGTATTTACCCTAGGTATCTATAGCCCAATATGTTACACCTGCGAAAACACTACCGCTAAGGCCGTTTTATACCCCTAAATTGCGTCTAAGCGATTATCTCACCTACGGCAATATAACGAGTCCACTAAGGGGGGTTATTTCCTTAGAGAGCCTCTAAATGCCCTTAAACGGGAAATGCCAAAAACCCCCTCAGAATGCGTTTAAAAGGGGTTTGCTAGACCTTAGTGTATTTAGGGATGAAATGTGAGCTAACCACCCAAGGGGAATAAAGTGCATTTAAAGGTACGTGAGTACACACTCTCCACCACGTGGAGACAAGCACCTTAGTGTACATAGTGTTTATGTAGAATGATTCTAAATAAGTGTATTGGTCAGAGCAGACTAGCCAAGGTACTATGTAATGCAAGGTACTGCCACCCGAATCGGAGCAGATGGTATCCATATGGCTATGGATGGTACTAGGTGATGCAAGGTACTCTCGAAGCCATTCTATTTCTAGCCATCCCGAGGTGTGCAGGTAGGCTTAGTGTACAATGTACACTATCTAGGGGGGCGGGGTGTGGGATATCGGGTTATCTCGGGGTCGGCGGTCGGTTGTGTGTGGGCGGTTATCCCCTCACTCCACAATCACGAACTAAATCAACCACAGGCACCAGAACGCCTTTAGATGTATTGTTATCCCCTCCGAGCACATCACGTTTAGTATTTAGGTATTTACGAGCTATAGACTTGAGCTCAGTTGTGGTTTTGAGGATTATTGTTTCCCCTACTACTATGGCGTAGTAGTCTGCTTGGGTTGTGGCTATGCCAGATGGTTTGTTTCTTGAGCTATACTCAATGAATACGTTACCTGTCTTTAGTGTGAGCAGGTCTGTCTTAACTTCTATCCTCTTATGGTGGAGGATTTCTGATAGCTTTTGTTCACTTAGTACCCCTAGCTCTAGGTCGTATTTAAAATCACTGTTATAGTTCATATAGGAAATCTCTTGCTAACTTGTCCTCTATATCGTTATGGTTGTGTACTTCTCTCCACTCATAGTCGTTCTTTATATGAGCATCTGCTCTGCCTCTATCGCATTTGTCTTTGAACTCCTGAATTGTTCTGGAGTAGTAGTGGTTTAGTTGGGCTATGTTATCGTCTCCCTGTGGGTTGTATGGTCCTACGACTTTCCTTCCGTTAGTGTCTGTAGCTGGGACATCGTATGGGTTATGTACATCCATACGTGAGCTATTGTTAGTTAGGTTTAAGATACACTTTATATGCTCATTAACGCCTTTCTGTCTTTTAGTGAAACGTCTTAAGTAAGAGTAATCGTCTGTTACTTCGGTGAGCTCATTATCTCCAAACATAACCCAGTTAATAGCTACTGCTTCTTTACCTTCATAATCTTCTAGAAACTCCCTTATGGTGGGGGATTTTTTTAGGACTAGGTATTCATCTACATCAAAGAATGCTGCCCAGGTGAATGCTTTCCTGTAGTGAGATAGGAAGTATGCGTATGCATCTCTTTGCTTATTCTCTCCTGGGTATGGGATAATGCTTACCTGACGATGTGGGTATTCAAATTCCCAGTTGTTTGCATATATGAAGATATGGTCAAATCCTAGCTTTAGGTGATATTCTATCCACTCCTCTATATAGTGGTCTTCATTCTTAGCTATGCAGACGAGGGCTGTTGTCATTACAGTTCGAATTTCTTTTCTATCTTATTGTACTCTTCTTCTGTTATATCTACAAGGGTGTACTCGCTCTGTCTGATGAGCTCACATATCTCTACACGCTGTGGGAAGGATACGGTGTCATCGAAGAGCACAGCACCTTCTACCCCATCGCTATTATTCATCACCTTCAGGTATCTCGTTATCATTGGGCTTTATTCTAATGGTTACTGTTTCATCCTCTAATGTGAGGTAAAGGCTTGCGAGCTCCTCATAGGAGAAAATGAATGACTTCCCCTCTATGTAGATGATAATGTCTTTAATTGCTTCTATCTTCATATTCCGTATGTGTCTCTAATGTACTTGCGAGCTTCTCCATAGCTTGAGAATATTCTAAGGTAGTCAAACTCTCCTGGGCTTGATATGGTATAGGAAATCTTTATAATCTCCCCATCTAAGTCAAGCTCTGTTTTTTCTGTTATTGTTATAAGGTCTTTCATAGTATTTTAATTAGTATAATGCCAAGGAATGCAGCAACTAAGGTGAGCATAGCTGCTGTGAAATAAAAAAATGCACGTGGTAGTGGCTCCCTGTGCTCTCTGAAGATGTGGTCATACACCTCAGATGATGAGTTCCTGTTTTTACTCTTCTTTTTCATCGTTTTTGAATTACTTTTCTTAGTGCAGCTCTAATCTCTTTAAGCTCTTTCTCTTTTACTTGTTTCATCTTCATTAAAGCATCAATCTGCTTCTGTCTTGATATTTCGTGTGCTAGTGCTTCCAATACTCTCATTGTTTTTTATTTAATATATAGTGCGTACTCTCTTTTTCTTCTGTTTAGAAGGATTGGCTTACCACCAGCGTTCTTCCACATTAGGAATGCTGCTTCTATGTCAGCTGCTTTTGGGTCCTTGTTCACTCGTTTAATCAACGTAGACTTCTTTAATGCATTAGTTCCAATATTAAATGCTAAACTAACAAGGGAGTCAAACTGGTTTTGGTTGATGTCATCTCTTGTGCAGGTATATACGCACATCTCGTAGTGTTTTAACACATTCTCAAATAGGACATAAGCTCTTTCTCTTGTTATAGGACTATCTGTCATCTTAACCTTGGTCCCGTCTTCGTAATACGTAGAACCAATCCCTATAGTAGGTACCCCTGCACTGCACTTGTAAGGCTTAAGGACCACTCCTTCTTCCCTTGCGATGAAGTCCATACCACTCTTAGATACTTTTTTAATTTCCATATTATTTTATTTCTTGTTGATTAATACAGTCACCCTAAATACAAATGACAGGCTTGATATTATAGTTGTGATGGTTATTAGTGGTAGTGACCATATAAACATCACTAATATTACAAGTATGTCAGCAACTTTTGTTGGTGCATCGTTTACAATAAACAGTAGCGGCTTTACTGAGTAGGTTAATCCAAAGTCAAGTACAGCCTTCTCAAACTTATTCGCTCTCTTCCTCATCGCTTATTTGGTCTCTTAGATGCATAATTGATAATACGTGGGAGAGCATATTAGCTGTGCATCGCTCTCTTAAGCCCTCAGTCTCGCTTGAGTCTCTTTCGGCTCTTAATCTTTGGACCTCATCATCCAAGATTTTAATGGCATTTAGTATGCTTTCTTTATAGTTCTTTTCCATATTAGTCTGTTTTCTTCCAGTTTAACGTGCATTGGCGAACTATTTCGCTTTCATATGCTTCAAATGGGCTTAATGTTAACATTACTTTATCGTCTTTTATTATCTGCTCAGGGAACCTGTCAAGGGTATATAGTGGTTCCTTTAGTAGCTTCTTGTATTCATCACGAGTAGATACATTAGATACTATAAAGAACCCTTCACCATTGGTAAATGTGTCCCCAACATTGTATTTACAAACTACGTCTTTCAGCTTTTTACTAGCAGCCACCATAATTAGCAAGTTTTTCTAACCTTTCGGCAAGTTCAACACAATTTTCCTTTACTAAATACCTCTTACCACCATCCATTACTATAAAGGATAGTGAATCACTGCCAGTGTAAGATTCAATCTGTGCCACATATTTTGGGTTGATTGCAATATCTAATCCTGCTTCGTCTTTTGTTTTGTAGAATTGTAACATAACGCTAAGGTAAGGACTTATTTTGTTATATCAAAATTTATTTATACTTTTGTTTAATTAATAATCATTATAAATAATGAACATCAAAAAAAATACGGAGTATATCCTTCAGCATCCATATACAAAGAAGGCTATAGAAGAATATGTGCAGGGGGATACAAAGATGCTGGAGCAACTTATCTTCGAGATTCAATTTCATACCTTTGATAAAACAGCTTTGCTGTGTTCGCAAGTATATGGACTGAATAAATGGAACAACACTTGCGTTATCAAGGACTTAATAAGAAACGTAGAGCCACCTAATAATTTATCTATATCACTTTCTATTCCAAAGAAGAGTAGTAAGTAAAAAACTGAATTATTTATTGTTTATCTTTGCATATCAATTGATATTTATTTATTAACTCAAACATTTTATAAAATGGCAAAATTATCTTTAAATCCATCTAAATTAGAGATGGTTAAAAAAACATTAAGCGTTGCTGCTCCAACTGGTGGCACAATGGGTGGTGCTACAAAAGCTACACAAGGAACAAGTGGACCTATATCGGATGAGGGTGTACAAATGAAAATGGGTGGACCTCTAAATGAAGTTGTAGTATCAAGCATAAGAAAACCTAAATTTAACGAAAATCAGTTAGATGATGTTGTTAGAGTTGGTGGTGGATATGTTTCCAAGCAAGCTTTAGAAGATTATATGCCTTATCTTGAAAAACAATTAGCTGGAACTCGTTTTGAAAAAGACTTAAATGAAATTAAATCATTATTTAATAGCAAGCCATTAGTATATTCAGAAGATATAGAAGGAAAAGATAAGTATGATGTTCAATCAAACATTCAGAATGTTTATGGTGGTATTCGTGGAACAAGTTATGGTAGTGAAGAAAAAAATTACATTTTAGACTTGTTACGAAAAAAGGGAGTTAAATTAGCAGAAAATTTAGAAGAGGAAAGAAGTAGAACAAACCCTAATAAACCAAGAAATATTAGCTTGTTAAAATAATTTTTACTATTAATACTAAGAGAAGCTCACCAAAACGGTGGGCTTTTTTTATGTAATTTTGTATTATAATCTTTAAGAAATTAATATGGCACAGAAACCAGACCCTAAAAAATTTGCTACAATTGGCAAATTAAAAGAAATTATTGCTAAGAACAATAAAGATAAGGATAATATTGAGCAAAGAAGAAAAGCTTATGGAACCGATTTATCTGTAATGAGTCCAGAAGATGCTAAAGACCAAATTCGTTTAGACCAAATTGAGAGCCAAAACTTTCGTTATGGTAATTTAATTAAAAAAGCAGATAAAGAGGCAGATGCTAAAGCTAAAAATGTAAAAAAAGTTCCAGCACAAAGAGCTCTTGATATTGCTGACTCTTTAACGGTATCTGCAAGTCGTAAAGAAGGTAGTGCTCAATCATTAAGTAAATATGGATTTAATGTTAAAGATAGGTTGAAATCAGCTAAAGCGGATGAAACTAAAGCTAATTTAATTTTTGATAGATTGAATAAAGCTGGCTCAAACTTAGAATCTTATTATCGTACATTATATAATAATAGATACTATAATAGTAAATATATAGAAAAAAATAAAAAATAATGGCAAAGGCTAAAACCCAATCAGTCGTTAAGAAAATAGAGAAGCATAAGGTTTCAAGACCTGGTGTGCACTCTAAGAAGAAGGCGAGCAAATTAAAAGGCTCTAAGAATTACCTTAAGAAATATAATAGTCAAGGAAAATAATATGGCAACTGCAAAAACACCAAAGAGTAAGGTTAATGCTGCTGGTAACTATACAAAACCAGGTATGCGTAAAACAATATTTGAAAAAGTAAAAGCTGGTAGTAAGGGTGGAAACCCTGGTCAGTGGAGTGCAAGAAAAGCACAGTTAATGGCTAAGGAATACAAGGCTAAAGGTGGTGGATATAAAAACTAATCACTATGGCATTAGCTAAATCACAACAAAGTCTTAAAAGCTGGGGCGAGCAGAAGTGGATGACTTCTGGAACAGCAGCCAATAAAAAGAAAGGTTCCTCTAAAGAAGTTAAATCTAAAGGAACTAAAAGATATTTACCTGAAGCGGCTTGGAGTTCTTTGTCAGCTGGTGAAAAAGCTGCAACTAACAAAGCTAAAGCTAAGGGTAATGCGAGTGGAAAACAATTTGTTAAACAGCCTAAAAGCATAGCTAAGAAGGCATCTAAATTCAGGTAATATGAAAACTATGAAGACAATGAAAGTTAAAACTATGAAAGTTACCAAGGGTAAATCTTTTCCAGACTTAAACAAGGATGGTAAGGTTACTAAAGCTGATATCCTAAAAGGTAAAGGTGTAATTGGTAAAATGAAGAAGAAGTAATGACTTTAAACATCGGCATAGACTCGTTCAAGTGTTACGTAAGACTTAGTCATTTAACAAAGAATGATGAGGATGCCGATGTTTACCACAATGCTTATGCTTTCGGTATTCAATCTATTGATGGAAAGATTTTAACTTTTCACATAATGACTGATTACGGAATGCTTAGAAGTAGAGTTCCTATCAGTGAGATATTTTTAAAGGAACCAACTAAAGATATACCAAGCCACTACAAGCAGCTTTGGGATTGCTTCTCAGAGAATGTTACATTTACAAAGTTTGATTACCTTGTAGATAAGAGATGCCAGGTTGTTCTAAAAAATGGTGAGAAGGTTTGGTGTAAGTATATGTTTACTATTGACTGGTTTAACAATCCTTACTCAGACGAACCATCAGATTATAAGTGTGGGCATATTTTAGTTTCTGATGATGGATACTTACTATGTCAGCCTAACAATAGAATATATTGGAAAGATTGCAACTTTGTAACAAAAGAGTTCCCAATCAATCCCAAAGACTTTAAGGTTGATAATAAACTTGAATCAGTTGAATCTTACTCAGATAGATGGGTAAGTAGCGATAGTGATTCTTTTTACTACGAAATAAAAGAAAATGAAGAAGACGACTAAAACAGCAGCTTGGACCAGAAAAGAGGGTAAGAATCCTACTGGTGGTCTTAATGCAAAGGGTGTAGCATCATATAGAAAAGCTAACCCTGGAAGTAAGCTTAAAATGGCTGTAACTACTCCTCCGTCTAAGTTAAAGGCTGGTAGCAAAGATGCTAAGAGACGCAAGTCTTTTTGTGCAAGAATGTCTGGTATGCCTGGTCCTATGAAGGATGATAAAGGGAGACCTACTAGAAAGGCTTTGTCATTAAGAAAGTGGAATTGCTAATGTGGGCTATACTTTTTAAACTCTGGTTAGTTTTGTTTCTTTTGATGCTTTCTTCGTTGTAAGGCATACCTTCTCTATATCCCAGCAGTTCTACAAACCACCAAGTTTCGTTAACATTAACAGTGCGTACCCCAGAACTGAGATTCCCTCAGACAAGCCCATCTACCAAGCTTTGTTTTCATACCACCCAATTGTTTCTATCTGCTGGTCGAGAGTTCAATGCTTATTCCTTGATTGCTCCCACTTTGACAATTGTTGTTAGTGCTTTTATAGTCATATTTTTGATTGAGCTATTCACCCCTATGCACTTCTCAGTAGTAGACTTCTGAACTGAGTAAGGTTACAAATCTAAGCATAAGTTTTCAAAAAACAAAATAAAAAAATAAATTTGCATATGTCAATAGTATTCCGTAGCTTTGGATATTGTTAAATAATTAAATGATTAAAGAAATGAGTACACAACAAAATGAAAAAGTCTACGTGAACGGTATGTTCGTAAAGACACAAAAAACAACATTCGGTGACATTATCAAAATCTCTATCAAGGTAGATGATGTTACTAACTTCCTAAAAGAAAACAGTAATAATGGTTGGTGTGATATTGACTTGTTGCAGAAAAAACAAGTTGATGAAAAAGGTCGCACACATACTGCTGTATTGAATACTTGGAAGCCAAACAAGGTATCAGCACCAGTTGCAGCTGCTGAATCAAGTGATTTACCGTTTTAGAGATGGCAATCAAAAGAAGCCTAAAGGCTCAAGCTAAGAAGGCAAGAGAGAATCAGATTAAAGAAGTTAATAGTGTTATTCGTAATGCAGTTAAGAACTTTGATTTTTTAAGCTCTCTACTTGTTGAAGGCAATCCTGAAGAAACATACTATAAGATTATGGACTTCAGAGAGGCTGTTGAGAAAATGGTGGAGGAGATTAATGCAGAAACAAAAAAAGGGGAAGCTTAACGCAACCCCTTTCTCTTTGTGTTCAAACTAAGATTAAGCAGAAGCAGCTGCTAAGATAGCAGATACAGCTTGAGTAACATAGTAAGAACCATTTTGCCAGTTGTTGGCCTGGTTGTAAGTGTAATCAATTGCAGAAGCGATTGTCGGAATATTAAAAGCAGACGCAGCAGCTTTAACACCTTGAATACGGTCAGCATTGATTAACACTTGTGCAGTTGCTGCCAGTTCGCCTTCTAAAGGAGTAACCCAAGCAGATACAGAAATAAGTTTAGCCATTTCGGTTAAATTTAATAGGTTAATAAATAAATTAATGAATACACAAAGATAAGCATAATATGATACGAATTTTAACATACGCACCCGTACTAGCAGATGGTACAAGTTTTTATAGATTAGGGGGTGTTTTACCGTACCTAGAAAAAGAATATCCTGATATTTACATAAAAGATATTTCTGGCAAGGACCCACTAGACTGGCACGATTACATATCATTCGATGTTGTGGTTTTTCAAAGACCATTCATTCCACCACACTTAAGTACAATTAATATGCTTAAGTTGATGGGTATTAAAGTTATTATTGACTATGATGACGATGTGTTGAACGTACCAATGCATAATCCATTTCATAGTAACTACGAAGCAAACAAAGAAACGATAAAAAAAATATCTAAAGTTGCTGATGAGATTTGGGTATCTACAATTGGATTAAAAGAAACATTTTCAGAGTTTAATAAAAATATAAAAGTAATACCAAATGCTCACAATGACTATCTATTCCCTGTAGAAAAGAAAATACCATTTAATGATAAATCACAAACAGTTGCATATAGAGGTGGAAGTACACACGAAATAGATGTTTATTCTCAACTAAACGATTGGATTGAAATTATAAATAAAAACAAAACAACTGAATTTTATTTTATGGGTGCAAGATTCCCGTATTTAGAAAGCAGATGTGGAGATAACTATATTATTATTCCTGGTACTCACATTCTTGATTACTTTAGAAATATGCATAAAGTAAATCCAAACATATTTATTTATACCTTAGAATACAATAAATTCAATGTAGGTAAAAGCAATATATCTTGGATTGAATCAACGTATGCTGGAGCCGCTGTAATTGCACCTGAATTTTTAACAGAATTTATTAGACCAGGTATATCTAATTTTACAGGTTCATTAAAAGATACATTTGATAAGATAAAAAAGGATAATAAGTTATTAAAAAAAATGAATGATTTATCTTGGGATTACATACAAGCAAAACTACTTTTATCTTACGTAAATAAAGAAAGATACAATTCTATTGTAGAAGTAAAAAACCGTAAGTAAAATTGTGTTACATTTGCATATACAAAAAGGAAGAAAATGTCTTGGAATACAAAAACAAGTAAAATTTACCCACTTCGTATCAAAAACTCACAAAGATACAAAGCACAGGTAGTGGCTAACAGCAAGGGAAGGAAGCTCTCCGAACACTTACATTGGTTAATTAATCAATCGATTACTAATTACGAGATGGAACTTGGAGAAATTAATGTACCAAAGGAAGAAGAATAATGAAAACACACGGAGAAAACTTTATCATTCAATACGATAAGGGTTCAATTAGGAACTATGATTTAGGTTCTGGCATTGTAATTGAGATTTCAGCAGAATGTAATGTTGATATTAGAGGCAACTCTGACCAAGTAGGTACTATTGTGTCTGCTCCAGCTGATGAAAAGTTTTTTAAAGATGGTGACAAGGTACTCACACATTATTTAGCATCAGCAGATAGTAACTGTTTTAGCTACGGTGGTAAGGATTACTACAGGGTTACTAAAGCTCAAATGTTTGCAAAGATACACGAAGATGGAACACTTGAACCAGCAGAGGATATTTACTTCTGTGACGATGTAGTTGTTGACTCTACTACCGAATCTGGGATACTAACAACAATTGATGGTAAAAAGAATGAGTTATTGAAACTATCGGTTACACATATACCATCATCTATTAGTAAGGTATGGGCAGATGACAAGATAAATATCGGAGATGTGATTATGCCATTCGATAACTACAACTACAGATTTACATACAACAAAAAAGAATATGTAAAAGTTGAGCACAAGTTTATATCAGGTGTATATTTAGATGAAAAAAAATCTACCTAAATCAATTGATGATATAGAGTTTGTTCCATTTGTAGGTAGAGATATTGATTTAAACACAAAAGGAAAACCATCTGTATATCTTAGAAATGTAATAATCCCTTACTATAGGAAGGTGGTAAGGGGTCTTGAAAAAGAAATAACAGAATTAAGGAAATCAAAGAAAGACCTGCTTGATAGGAAGAACAAGCAGATTAGTGCAAAAAGGTGGCTAAAATACAAGAGTAATCAAGAAAGGTTTGCTGTCCAACAGAAGAAAGTAAGAGAAAAGGCTGTTGAGATAACAAAAAGTAAAGTAAGGAAGGCTGCATTTGAGAAGGCAGATTTGCTCGCTAGTATATACTACTTACCTGTATATATTAAGCTGGCTAAAGAATCTGGTTTAAGGTTACAGGAGTTCGTATATATAGTATACACTAGTAACTTTAAATACCTAACACTTGCAGATTACAAGGAGTTCTTTGGCGAGTCGTTCAGTATGACGCATTTTAACGCCTGTAGAACGCTTCAATTTATTGATTCGAGTAAGAACATAACTAACAGTTATTTCTTGTCTCTGAAGGGCAGAAATTTGATTAAAAGGGTACAAGAAGAAGTAGAAGTATTTAAGGATGAATAGACCAGATTTAAAAGGATTAAAACAAGGGCAATTAGGATATGTTGAATATTTGGAAAGCGAATTGGCATCATTTAAAAACGATGGTGCAAAAAGGTTACTATTTGAGCTATCTGGTATTGCTGGAGACTTTGCCAATGATATCGCTTCTATTCGAGGTGGGGCTATTGCAGGCAAGTATATTAATGACGATAAGTCTGATGCGATGATTGATAAGGTGATGAAGCTTGTTGACAAGATGGATAAGTTTAAGTTACTTGCACAGCTCACCGAACCAGAAGAAGAAGATAAGGCTAAAGCCAAGAAAATTATTAGAAGACCAGAGGACTTGATACGTGCCAGTTAATAATGATTTAATAGATAGTGCGTTAGATAAGTTTGAACGCAAGCGTATGTGTGGGGAGATTAGTGTTGAACTTCCTGCAACTCCTCTATTCAGAGAAATAGCAAATTACGATAAGGATAAGAAGGACCAAAAGTTTGATTACATAAAAGTTCCATTAGATTACGATGAGCTTGATGATGATGAGCAAGGGGATATAGCTATACGTGAATACGATAGAATAAAGAATGGCTATTGGTTTTTTAATAATGGTAATCTTGAATATATAACAGGATACCATTACGCTTTTTTAAACTATATGATTATCGATGGTGAGCAGCCTTTGTTCACCGATGCACAAAGAGATTTCTTTTATGTGTGGGATGCGGTGGAGAAAGACCCAAGTTGTTTCGGATTATGTTTAACTACACCAAGACGATGGGGAAAAGGAGAGGTGTCAATCATCATCGCATACCTACGAACAATTTTAAATCAGTTCTCGCATTGTGGTATTCAGTCTAAAAACCTTGATGGTGCTAAAGACTTATACGCAAAGCTTGTACAAAGATGGCAGCGTTTACCCGCATATCTTAAACCAATAGATGAGGGTGAATCTAATCCTAAGTCTGCTCTCCGTTTCTTCGAACCAGGAAAGAGAAGTACAAAAGCACAGAAGAAGGAATATACTACAGCATTAAACTCTTGGATAGACTATGCAGCAACAGTTAAGACTGCATATGATGGCCAGAAGTTAAAGACATACATATTTGATGAGGCTGCAAAGGCCGAGAACGTGGATGTAGAAGAATGCTGGAACGTAGTAAGATTCTGTTTGCTTAATGGCTCACGAATTATAGGTAAAGCATTAATAACAACAACAGTAGAAGATGGAGACTCATTCGAAGCATCAGTTCAATATAAAAACATATGGGACAAATCAAACCCTACAGAAAAGCTTGAAAGCAATAAAACGCAGTCTGGATTATGGCGTTATTTTAATCCTGCGTATATGGGCTATTACGGAGAAGATGATATTACAGGTGTTTCCTTTATAGACGATTATGGTTACTCAAGACAAGAGTTAGCAAAAGAATATATTATGCGTAACAGGCAGGGTCTTGATGACCGTCAGTTAGCATCTGAAAAAAGAAAGTTACCACTGACCGTAGAAGAAGCTTTCCAAACGGATTCAAGTCAGTGCCACTTTAACTCTATAAACCTTAATGACCAGCTCACCTACTTAAGAGAGTACGCACCTAAGGGATTAGTAAACCGTGTTACATTTTATAGGGGTATGGATGGAAAGGTAACCTGGAGACCAGACCCTAAAGGAAAGTTCCAAATGTGTTGGGATTTTAAGGGTAGAGATGAGGTTAATAAAAACGTGGTCGAGAATGGCCTTAAGAAGCCGTCTAACACATCATCTTTTGCAATTGGCGTTGACCCCTTTGCCAGCACGATTATAACGGGAGAGCAGGGCTCTAATGGCGTGGCATACGTATATAGAAAGCACGACCATCAAGACCCAGAAGATAGCGGTCTATGCGTTATTAGATACTCTGATAGACCACCACTAAAATCCATATTCCACGATAATGTTATTATGCTGTGTGAATACTTCGGATGTAAGGCTAATTACGAAAGTGATGTAGAAGATTACTACGAATATTTTATTAATAAAGGATATAAGAACTATGTAATGTGGAGACCTAAATCCACTATAGACCCAAATAGAAAAAATAAAAAAGTAAAATATGGCACCCCATCAAAAGACCCGTTTGCTCTTCAAAAGCACTTTGACACTGTTTATGATTACGTTGAGCTCCATTGTGATAAAATTTATTTCACAGAGCTTATAGAAGATTTAATAGGATACAAACACGCTAAACGTACCAAGTATGATGATACTGTTGCTTTTGGTATGAGTTTATTAGCTGGGACCGAGAATGTCAAAGTTGAAAACGGAAAAGAAAAAAAACTTGTTTTTATGAAATTTGCCCAACCAGTAAAGGGTATAGGTCATTGAAAAACAAACGATTTAATTGGTTAATTTTGTAAAGAATTTATATTAAGGATTAATGGCTCAACAAAACTACTACGGACTTCCAAATCCCCTATCTCCAGACGCTGAAAAAAATGCCCCAGAATTTGGGTTGAAAGTAATGAAAACATCATACTCTCAATGGTTAAATGGATATGGTGGAGTTAGTCAAAAACAAAGACAAGTTCGTTTCGATTATAACAGAGCTTATGCTACTGGGCAACAGCCTATGCAAGAGTTCTTGGATTTCTTAGATATTAACGGTCAGCAACCATACTCAAATCTTGATTATACTCCGCTACCTATTGCTATATCTATAATTCAGCGTATAAAAGATAGGTTTAACCAACGTATTGAAAAGATTCGCTGTAATGCTATTGACCCCATTAGTGTTTCTAAAAAAGATAAAGAAAAAGCTGAAGCTAAATTTAGAATGCAATTCAAAAATGAAATTCAGCAACTTCAACAAAGCACTGGCGTTCAATTAGAAGACCCAGATGCATTTACTCCAGAAGATAATGATGAAAACGAAATATATTTTGGTTTCAATTATAAACAACGTGAAGAAATAATGATGGAACAAGGTATTGACCTTGTAATGTATGATAATGATTGGACTGAGTGCAAGAATGGAATGCTTGATGATTTAATTACTTTTGGTATCTGTGGAACTAAAACTTTCATTGATGCTAATGGTAAAGTAAGAATCAGAAAGGTTAATCCATATAACTTAGTATTATCTTATAGCGAGCGTGATGACCTTAAAGATTTAGAATGGGCTGGTGAAATTGTGTATATGAGCATTGCTGATGTACGCTTAACATACCCAGGAAAAATATCAGAAGAAGAGCTGTTTAATATAGCAAGAAGTGCTACATCTAAATACAATAACCCTGCTGCCTGGACATTTACCTGGAACTACCAATATGCAAATGCTTTTGCAAGACCATATGATGCTTTCCGTGTTCCTGTTATGCAGATGTCATATAAAACTTTGTACAATCTTAAATATGAGAAAAACCAAGATAGATTTGGTAAAACTCTTTTAGATAGAACAGAGAAAATGAAAGATGGTAAAGATTATGTTAAATCTAAACCGTACTATGTAGAATATGATGGTGCTTGGATTTGCGATACTGACTATTTATTAAAATGGGAGATTGCAAATAATATGCTTAAGCCTAACGAGAACTTACAGGAATGTTTGTTACCGTTTTCTTTCTATATGTACAACAATAATAGAATGACTAACAAGCCTATTATTGAAACAATGATTCCATCTATTAAACAGATGCAGTTAGCTCACCTTCAAATGCAGAAGATTGTAGCACAGGCTGCACCAGATGGTTACACTGTAGATATTGCTGGTATGAGTGATGTAGATTTAGGTAATGGTAAAGGTGCATTACAACCTATGGAATTAATCCGTATCTACAAACAAACTGGTGTTATATTCTATAAAGGCCAAGTAGATGATATGGAAGGAAGTAATAGACCTCCAATCACTCCGTTAAATGTACCATTTACAGCAAAACTACAAGCGTTCATTGAATTATATAATTTTGAGTTAAACAAACTTGAAAGAACTATTGGCTCTAACTCGTTAGACCAAGGTATGATTTCTAATCAAGCTGTAGGTGCAAAAGTATTAGACTCTGCTCGCCAAATTGGAGAGAGTTCTATTAACTATATATATAACGCATACTTAAACGTATTCGAAAGAACAGCAAAACAATCATCAATGAGATTGTGGGATATTTTGGTTTTTGGAGAAAAAGGTGGTTATGAAGGTTATAAATATGCATTAGGTGCTGATAGAGTTGAATATATTAAATTAGAAGCAACTGATGGTTTTGAAAAAATAAACTTTGATGTAAAGATTGAAGCTATAAAAGACGAGGGCGAAAAAATGCAACTAGAGCAAAATATTCAAATGGCTTTAGCTCAGCAAACAATTGAACTTGAAGATGCTATTCAGGTACGTTTATTAGACAACCCTAAAGCTGCTAACTACTATTTAGTTTCTGCACAGAAAAAACGTAGAAAAGAAAGAATGGATGAAGCTCAACAAAATAGCCAAATGCAAATGCAACAAGCAGTACAAGCGGCTCAAGCCAAATCTCAAGGTGAAATGCAATTAGAACAAGCTAAATCTCAATTCAAATTACAGCAATATGAGATAGAACTTGAAAATGAAAAAGAAAGAGAAACACTTAAATACTTTAATATACTACGTGTTAAGACACTTGAAGAGTTACTTAAACAAGGAACTCCTATAGACCAAATGCCATCTTATATATTTGATGGTATTGATGGTGTTGTTCAAACTCAAAAGCAATTAATACTTGAAGAGCTTAATGACCAACAACAACAAGCTATGCAAGAGCAACAAGAACAAATGCAACAAGAAATGTTAGCTCAACAGCAACAGCAAGAAGGTCAAGAAATGACTCAAGAAGCTGGTGAAGAAGGAGCTGTACAAGCTGAAGAACAACCAATGTAAAAACACATTGAATTAATAGTTAATTTTGTAAAACAAGAAAGGAAGAAAAAATGGAACAAAACGTAAACAAAGCTGCGTCTTGGGAGGATGTGCTTTCGGATAATTATAATGCCGAGCCACAAGCCGAACAGGTGCAAGAAACAGTACCGCCTACTGGAGAAGAAACTCCTCAAGCTGAAAATACTACCGATGCTGCTGGAAATCCAGTAGAACATCAAGAACAAATCGAAGAACAAGCTGAGGAGCAAGTTGATGAACAACAATACCAAGCTCCGCAGTACGAAGAAGAAGATGATTACTATGAGCCACAATATCAAGCTCCAGTAACATTAGAAGATTTAGATGAGGATACTATTTATGAGTATCTATCTATTAAAAAAACTAATTATGACGAGGTAAATGATATCGATGTCGTAGCTGGTTTTATATCTTCAGAAAATCCTAAATGGGATACTGATGATATTGAGTTTGAGCTTGAACAAAAATATGGTTCAGCTCTATTTGAGGATAAGGTTGATTTGCAAGAAATTGATAAAGATATTTATCCAGATGAATACAAAGAGGCTGTTAAAATCAATAAAGAGATTGACAGAGCTCAAAAACTTTTAAAACGTGATGCGTTAGATAAACGTGCTGAATTAGAAGAATTAAAACAGAACATTCAATTACCAACATCGGGAAATAAACAAACCGATAATAATGTTAGCAAAACTTCGGCAGAAGAAACTCATCAGGGTCTAAGTCCAGAGCAAATTCAATATTTGCAAAAACAATGGGTTGATTCTGTTGAAAGAGATGTTCCAAGTGTTAACGAGTTCAAGTTTAATTTAGGAGACGAGGAAGTTTCCTATAAAGTAACAGAGGACGAACAACAACAATTGGTTCAGAAAATGAGAGATTTCAATGCTGAAAACTATTTAGTGGACCGTGGATGGGTTAACCAGGATGGAACTCCAAATGTTAAGAAGATTACCGAGGATGTGTATATTCTTGAGAATGCGGAGAAAATGTTCAAGTCTGGTTGGACGCAAGCTAAAGAAAAGGCAAAGATGGATATTATCGGAAAGGATATTAAAAACATTAACCTTGGCTCCCCTAACACTTCATTTGATGCTAAAGGTGGAAACCCTTATGATTTTGGTGATTACGTGTTAAGCTTATAAACATAATATTAACAATTTAAAAATTTAAAAAAATGGCAACTACTCCAAGTACCTTTAGTACCGCGTCTGCAACCAGACAAGGTACGTTAATCTCGGAACTTAATATCGTTGTACCACGTGCGTACAAAGAATTTATAGATAAGTTTCAATTCGTTCCATATGTAATGATGAACGAGCTTGCTGGTAACACTATGGCTACCGACAACAAATTATTTTACCACTACGAATCAAAAGGTCGTCAAATGTCTTTTGTTACTTCATCTAACGCTGCAACTCCTGCTGCTGGTGCTTCTACTACAGTAAATATTGCTGCTGCTGATACCTATGCTTCTGGAACTAAATCTTTACCAGAAGTTGGTATGATTATGTACAACTCACGTACTGGTGTTGAATCTCGTGTAACTGCTGTCAATAAAGCAACTGCATCTGCTCACACAATGGCTATTACTCCAGTTATCTCAACCGAGGCTGCAACATTTGTTATTGGTGATACATTCCAGGGTCGTGGTTTTAAATATGTTGGTGAAGCATCTGATTACACAACTACTCAGGTTCAAACTATCGACAAATTTACTAACTTCGCTTCTCAAATCCGTATTGACTCTCGTTTTACTGACTTGAACTTAGCTGAAGCAATTGACTTTGAATATGATGGTCAACGCTACTACAAGTACAAGCAATTAGCTGATGATAACAAAAAATTCTTGTTACAAAAAGAATTGATGTTAATGGACTCTAACTTAACCGACAACTTAGGTTATACTGAGACTGGTTCTGCTGGTGTTATCCAACAGACTGAAGCTAACGGTTTAAACATCGGTTATAGCACTTTTGGTGCTCAAACTACTTTCGCAGACATCGAGCGTCAATTAGACTCTCAAGGTGCTCCTGCTGAGTACGATTGGTTATGTGATGTAAACCAAGATATTGCTATCCAAAATGCTTTGGGTAATGATTTCAACAACGGTGCTATTCTTTACGCACAAAACCAAGATTCATCTAACTTAGATTTAGGTCGTGGTTTTAAATCATTCCAACCTTATCACCGTAAGTTTAACTTCACTCGTTACTTGCCTTTCTCTGACGCTGCTTTCTACGGTTCAAATCCTGCTGGTAGCTTGCGTAAGAACTTCGGTTTATTGATTCCAAAAGGAACTTCAACCGATGCTAAGACTCGCAACGTAGTACCTCGTTTCAACATCCGCTACCAAGATATTCTTGGAAACGGACAGAAAGTTCAAATTGCTGAAACTGGTGCATTAGCAAAAGTTCCAACTTCTGCTAAGATGGAGTTAACTGTTTCTCAAGTTGGATACTTCGGTGTTCAAGTTATGGGTGCAAATCAATATGCTATCGTAAAAGGTGCATAATTAATACTGGGGGAGGGTTCGCTCTCCCCCTTTATATTTTAAATAAAAAAGGAAGAAAAATTAAATTATTATGGAAGAGACACAAGTAAAGAAAAAAGGTAACCCAAATTTTGTAAAGAAACAAGATGATGGTTTAAATGATTTTAACAAAGTATACACCTTTGTTTTAACAAAGACATACGAAAAGTATAAACCAGTAGATGGTGAAACTGGTCAGAGATATCTGAACCCATATCCACCAATATACAAGCTACCAAGTGAAGGCAGAACAATTGATGATGCTACTGGTAAAAATAGAATGTGGAGATGTATTAAGGGTTTTGATTCTATCTGGCAAGATGAACAAGAAGGAATTGAAGTAGTAACATTAGATGATTTAGAGGATTTGATATTTATTGATGGTAGAATGATTGTTAAAGGTTTTGAAAAAAACAAATTAGCAGCACTATTCAATCAAGATTCTTATCAAGGTAAAAAATACAAAAAGAATGATGTACCATCTGCTTTCAGATTGGTTGACGAAGATTTAGACATTAACAAAGCTTTAGATAGCTTAGATTCTGAATACGAAGCATTGAAAATTGCTAAAGAATGTAGTAATGAAGAAATGTTGCCATTTGCACACGTATTAGGTATTAATACAGATGCTGCAACAAATTCAATAAGAAGAGACTTCATTATGAAGGCAAAGTCAAATCCATTATACTTTGTTAAGTATTTTGTTGACCCTAAAAATGAAATCGTATACAACGTGTTTAAAGCGTTAAATGAAAATATCATTTCAGCCTCAGCAATTGAAGGTAA